ATTCTCATTATCATTGAGCCATGGTTTGACTCTAAAAGATAAACCTTGGGGAAGATGTTTTGGATTCCATCCCTAACCTCTTCAATGGCTTTTTCTAATTCATGGCCAGCAGAAAATAGCTCCACTTCTTTATCGTGAAAACTCATTCCATGGAAGTCACTCTCATCACCGATATGGATGATAATATCCGGCTCCAGCACGGTCTTTATCATGTAAAGAAATGGTAAAAAATACGGGTGACTGTAAGGGCAATGAGTATCTGATATAATCAGAACTCTCTTGCCCCTGGCGTCCAGGTGAAGCAATAGAAACCTCCAAAAAATGGTTTTCTATCGTATCACTATCAGTGCCATATCCATTGAGCGGTAAGCTGTTTAACGTCAAAGTTTGGGCAAGTCTTGCCTTTCTGATCCAGGTCACGATGACCAAGAATATCAAGCTTCTTAAGATTATAGTCGGAACACAATTTTTTGCACAAAGATTCTAAGCTTTGCTTTTGTTCATCAGAAAAGCGATCTTTTCCGGTTAGGCAAATGCCTATTGAATTTGAATTATGGCCCATAACGTGAGCACCAATACGATTAACGTCGCGTCCATGATGAATCTTGCCGTCTTTGGTAATGACAAAATGATACCCAATATCGTCCTCTGTACCAGGAACGCCATCAGGGCCAGTAAAGCCACGATCAGTATGCCAAGCCCTAATAGTCTTAACATTATCATGTTGTGCCCTGTCTGAATCTGAACAATGAACAACTATTAAATCAATTTTCCGAGGCATTTATCATCACCCTTACGGCTTCCCAGAATCTTGCCACCTTGATGTAATTTGGAGTTTCCCAACCTACCATCTTGTTGCATTTTTCAATTGGATGAACCGTGACAGTGCCGCTAGGGCCAATGTATTTTTTAGAAAAGCGATAAGGTCTGCATTGGCAGTATGACTTTTCTTTATTGATTACGTCATATTGATATGTTTCTTGGCTGATTGGATCAACCGCCAATATTAGCTCAGAAACTAATACTGGTGAACATTGAGGCAAATCGGAAATTTCTGGTCTTGTTTGGCAACTAGGGAAGATTACCAAACTCATCAGAATCAGTACCAGGCTTCGCATTTTGATATTCCTCACCCTTTATCTTGGCCAGCTCGTCTTGCTTTTTTCGCTCTCTTTCTGCCATCCAATGCTGGATGGATTTAATAATTTTGGAGCCAAGCTGTTGAATCAGAGGAATCAGTAAATACTTAGCAACCGATTGTCCTAGCTTGGCCCACATAATTAACCTACTTCGCCATCAATTTTATCAGCTTGCTCAAGAGCAAACTTTTCAAGAACAGGAACGGCAACGAGTACGATGCCATCCACAAGCGGCTTTTGACCAAGCTTTGCAGATTCCTGTGCCCATTCGCCAATAGACTTAATAAGCTCTTTTGCTGCTTCCTCTGCAATGTCTAAGCCTTTTGACTTTGCAATCTTAACTAGCTCTTTTGGATCATACGCCTTTTCCATCTTGACTCTCCTCTAAAAATTTTTCCGCAATATCGCGGATAATATATCCTACTGCATACGGCACACTATAGGGACGCTTTTTTGTTAGCTTGAAATCATGCCCAAAGCCAAGCTTGTGACAGTATTCATGGGCCATGTGACCAGCTACTTCCTCAATAGTCATGGGACGAATAAACTTAAGGTTTGAATTGATATAAGTAATGTTTGGATATGTGTACCCAATGACTTTTGATAATCTTTTGGAATAAAGACGAACATCAAAATCCCACTCATAATCAATCTCAGGCTGCAAAACTTCTTTTCCCGAAATAATCACTTCATAAATTTGCTTGTTGGTTAATCCACCATTGTCTGCAAATTGAACTTTTCCGGCCCAAACATGAGACAAAATAGCGTCTTTAAATTCCTGGGAATTTACAACCACTTCAAGGATTACTGCGGCGGCAAGTATTTTTTTACGATCCTTGTCCGTTCCACCAGTTACTTTTATGTTTGTTTTGACTGTCAATCGAGCCCCATTTTTTTATAAATAAATGAAACAGCCAATGAAACAGCAGAGCTAAATACTGCCATAACTACGCCAATCTTTAGCTTTAAGGTCGTGACAGTTTCAAGAATAGCCTTATTCTCTTTTCTTAGTTCTTTGATTTCTTCCCAAACTAAGTCTCGCCATTCTTTCTGATCCATTACAACCCCAGACAAACATCAATTGCTGAAATTACCGCCGTTTTATCGCCTTCAGTGATAAGTGTACCATCCGGAGTTACTGCTTGCACTTCTTCCTTGGCAGAGTTAAGTGATCCGGTTTCCAGTAGGCCCTTAATTGGAGCATAAAGACTCACTATCTGTTTTACCTGATTGGTTGTAAGGCCCTTGGCTGCGTTTCTAACGAGCACCAAGTCCATTACTGCTGATCCGCACTCACGAAGAGACTTGGCTTGCCCCAGAGCTTGTTTTTGAGCGTTTAGTGAAGCCTGAGAAGCCTTGTATGAGTCAAAGCTTTCCAAGTCCTTTACAAGCTTCTTTCCTGCTAGTTTGACGCAATAAACTTGTAGCAAATCGTTGTTTTGGATTTTTGTCCAATCTTCTTCAGAGCATACAAGTGCTAGGAACTTTGCAGAACAATCTTCAACGTCAACGCAGTCAAGTGTTTCGGACTTGAGGTAATTATCCTCTAGTGAAACAAATCCCAAAGAAACAATCCCTGGCTCGTCACCAACGTCAAGGCATTGCTCACCAGTAGCTTCGCAAGTTGATTGAAGCTGATAAGCCTGAGTTGAAAGTGACTGAATCTTAGACAATGGCATCCAGTTGGAAGCCATTGCTGAGAAACTGATTAAAAATAAAAGTAGTGATTTCATTATTGTCTATCTCCTGAACAGTTTAATGACACCCCTGTTACGTCAACTGTAACCGTGCCTGATCTTCCCCGTATTCCTGTAGTCATGTTTCCTGATCCGTCCGTGTAAGGAATACCTGTCATGGCACCAAATCCACCGCCGCCTACTTCTGCCGAACAATTTAGCATAACATTTGGCTTCCATCCTGATGTTGATATTGTAAAGTCTCCAGCTCCGTTTCTTATCGGTGCCGATGAAACCATATTGCAATCGTCATAAGTTTCAACCAATGGAGTTGATGAGGTTACAGTGTGAGAGGATATTGTTGAGCCAGCTCCTCCAAAAGTAAAAACACAATCTTTTGCGTTTGTTGTGTTTGGCTTTGTCACCTGCTCCCCCGTCAAAACAGGTCTAGCAATATTCTGAGTCGATGGGCGAACCGTTACGCGAATATCTACTTGGCCAGAAGTTGCTGACCTGTCTGCTGTTATTGAGTTAGAGGTAACTCCACCCGATGCAGTCTGCTCAAACATTAGTCTGTGCATTTTTTCAGAAGTATCAGAAATGTTAAATGTTCCGCAAACTGTTCTTGGTGTTGCTGTTGCTACACTGTTTGCACTAACCCCAGATGTAATTTTTTGACCACCCTCAAAGATTATTGCCTGTGCACTTATAGCTGTTTCAACGACTTGAAATGTAGAAAAAAGACTTCCTGATGTGCCAGAGTTTATAAAATGTGTAATATCAAAACAAACATCCCAGAAACCTGTATATGGCGGCACCCATGCAACTGATACGCTTTCACTTCCTGCTGCACAAGTTAATCCACTAGGTGAATTTGTTAATGAGCAACCAATCTTGGCATTGGATGATCCTGGTCGTAAAACCATATCAAGAGAAGCATTTTCAATTGGAGAGTAAGAGCTGACGCTAACAGTTCCAAGAGTAGGGTTAGCCCCCCCAATATTCGCATCAATAAACCACGCGCTCGCTTCGTTAGTTACGGCGGTTTGAGGCTTGGCTTGATTAAGGTCCACTCCTTGTTTTTGACAAGAAATAGTTAATTCTCCATTAACGGCAATACTTGAGTCTGACCTGTACACTTGAGCTAAAATTTGAGTAGATGATATAGATGTAGCGTTGCCATAGTAGAAATTATTTCCACCGTGTACCGCAGTAACCTGACAACTAGGCGCTACTGTAAACAATCCTGTTTTGAAGGTACATGTTTTTGTCGTGGTACCCGAGCAAGATGCAAGCCAATCAAGTGTTTGTGTTGTGATTGTAGCGGAGGTATTAACTCTTGCACTAAATTCGTCTTCGCATTCAGTCGTTCCTTGGCACGGTAAAGTAACCGTCCGGTTCTCACTTCCCAAATATCCTTTATCAGCAAGAATTGTTCCTGCTAAGAGTGATTCAATCCTTAACTTAACAAGATTGCCTATGGCAGGGCAAAGAATTGATACGAATGGACTTCCAAGCCATTTTGATTCTGTTGTTGGCAATGTTTGGCTATTGATTTCTGTTGCGCCATTAAAAACTGAAATTTTAAATGCGTTATTGTTTGATGTTGAATATTCTATATAAGCAAGGCATCCACCGTTTAAAAAATCTGGAATTGCTTTTGCCGTAGTTTCAAAATATTGTCCGGCTCCACTTGCTACAAATTGAGCGTATTTTGTGTCACCTTCAGGGCCATTAAGATAAGTTTGCTGAGTAAGTGTACCACCCACATTAGTCCATCCAGGAGATAAGCCATCTTCAAAAGATTCGTTTTCCAAAAGATTTACGCCGCCTTCTCCACCACCTGAACCAGAACCAATCTTTTTAAATAGTGTTCCATCATTGGTAAACTCTAGGTTTCCTGCATTAACTCGAAGTCTGTTAGGGCCTGTGCCAATGTGCAGATGACCTTTTACTCGTCCGTTTTGTTCAATTGAAGTTTGAGTTCCAGAAAAAGCGTCAATTGTGTTAGTTTTTAAAACACCAGAATCAAGCCCAAGGTCTTCATTCATTTCAAACTGAGTTGATGAAGCATCCCATTTTAAATATTTTCCAGTAGAGCCATTAAAAAGAATTTCCTTATCAACGGCTGCACCATCACCAATTTGTACGTTGTTTCCATCCCACTTAAGCTTTTTTGAAGTCTTTTCAACCGAAAGCTTTTTGTTTGAAACGCCATCATTGGTATCAAAAACAAGCTGTTTATCATCAGACGTTTGTGGACGGCCAATCTTGACTTGATCCTGCGGAATGTTTGATTGCGCTAAGGCCATCAATGGCAAAAGCAAAAGCCATAAAAATCTCATTCTAACTCTCCTTATTCAGTAAACAGAACATTTGCGTAAGTGTCCTGTCCATTATCAATCACATTTGAGTCACAGCCAAGGAATCTTGGTGTATCTATTACAGTTCTTGCAGCACTGGCAGAAACAAGGATTCCTGAATCACCAGAAACACCGAATCCTGAGAATCTTCCACCAACGATTTTACAGTCATCACCATCAACCTGGAGTCCTGTAATAGTAGCACCCTTGGAAATAGTAACGCCTCGCTTAAAAACAATTTCAATATTGTTATTTAAAACAACCGGAATAGCTGCTGGAGCTTCACTTCTGAGGACAAGTATTTTCCATCCATCCTGAGCGTTATCAAGTGCTCCCTTAAGTGTCGCGTGAGTCACCCCTTGGTCAACACCTACAAGGCCCACAATTGCATCATAGTCTGATGATCCAGTTTCATTAGTTGCAACCATGATCGGCAAAAGAACTCTTGAGTCAGTAATCGCTGCCTGGTTAGCAATACCAGTAGAAGTGGAAACATAAAGCTCTGCAACCTTGATCCATCCTGCTGGAGTGACCGGAGCAACTGGCGATCCTGCTGGAGTACCAGCGAGATACTGAATCTCAGCTTGCCAATCTGTTGCAATGGTAAAGTTTTGATTTGAAATCAAATTTGTAAATTCATCTTTAAATTTGCGAGACTCTGTTAGCGTATTGAATCGCCCGTGGCGTACCACAAGAATATCAATGCGAGGGTTAGAAGAATTCGGCGTATCAATGTTAAGAGTAACGTCTGCATCCCTCACCAATGGCTTTCTGTCCGGCTCTTTTGAGTCCGTGACAATAGTTTGAAAACCTACACCAGCCTTTACGACGAATGAAGTTGCTGACTGATAAAGAATCCTAAACGAATCTTTAAAAAAAGCGTTAGTTTTTCTTCCCATCATTTCATAAAGCAAACGATCATAAATGCCACGTTCTAAACGCGACTGAAGCGAATTAAGGTCTTGTGAAATTATCTCCTGACCTACGTTAAACTGTTGTCTCATTCTTGCACCCTCTCTATTAAACGATAAACAGTACCAAACGCCTTCGCCTCATTAACTGCCTTGATTATGTTGGCAAATACAGTATCGCTTGAAACGCTAGAACCGTTCAAGAACTCCCTGTCTAAAAATGCCTCGCGGTCAAAAAATGAAGTAGCTTCTGGAATCTGATATGGAATTATGATTGTAAAAGCATTATAAAGAACCTGAAAATCCAATATGTTACGATTCAAAAAACTTTCTCGGTTTAAAAAGTTACCAGAAAATTGGCTATGCTCAATAATTGAGCACTCTCCTCTGATAAGCAAACCATCAACGATTGCCTTAATCGCCGGAACATTTGATTTATTTACGATCAGTTTTACCCTTTGGCGATAAGAACCAAGGCTTTCTAGTGGCAGACGATCAACTGATCTTTCCTCTCCATGAAGTGCCACATATTCATCCGATCCAGTATCAATGAAAGTTTCATCATAATGAATCTGAGAATCTTTCTGAAGCTCTGCCAAGCACTTTGCGGCGGCATTGAAAATTTTAGGCGCATCAATATTCTCCTGGAGAACCCAAGCAGGAATTAGCGTCCTAAGCTTATCAAACCATTGCTGCTGGGTCAGGCTCATACTATGCTCACCGCTCCTGCAATAAGTTTTTCATTTGCTGCTACTGCCACGTTTCCTGCTGGAATCGAGCTTGAGAAATTTGTTAGATCATTGGTTCCTGCTGGCCCCCAAATTGATAAAACATAATTGTTTGCTTGGATTTTATTAAAGCCCTCACCAATAGAGAGAACCTTATTCACATATTCATTCATTGTTTCAATGATTTTACTTACGTCTGACTGAAGCTCTGCATAGTTGGGCCCACCAGCATTGAGCGTGATACTAGCTGTCCAATTCAATGGAATAGCAACCGCTCCCCTTACTTCAATATTAACTCCTGCCGCCTTAACGCCAACAAGTCTGGCCTTTACAGCATCAATCAAAGCTTGAGAGCTGTTTCCGTTTGCGTCGGCAATATAAAGCGTAACATAAGGAATCCTGAAGTAAGATGATCCTGGCAAAATTTGATCCCCACCAATGTCATAATCAATTACCACTCTCTCGATAGTAATTGGCGCAGCCATAGATACCCCTGGAGTGGCAAGCGCAGCACCTCTAATTGCTGCCTCAGTGGCTCCTGCAAGTGCCTGGATAAGACTCTTGATAATGTCACGATACTCAGCATCTTCTGGAGCGTTAGTTCCTCCGGCCATGGCCGCAGCATTTGAAACTAAGATTGATGGATCAGATAAAGTGGATTCCAAAACGGTAATTCTGGCAATTCCAGCATTTCCATTTGTGCCGCCATCAATTGCCTCGATTTGAGCCGAAACGGTCAATCCGGTCAATGTAACGGCTTCTGTCGTTACAAAACGAATCTCCTGGCCATTGGAATCCTTTTGCGTCTTGATAATCGTACCAATAGCAATGGTCACGTTTCCGGCGTTTGTGTTTGGTCTTGAGAATGTAATTTCTCCGGTGGCCTTAGCCGCTTCCGGTCTAGCAAAGCCATCCCCAAAGTGGTCAACCGCCAAGCGATCCAGGTCTGCGCCCGATGCCAAGTCAAAAAATGTTTTTGAAAATTCAGATACGATCAATTCAGACAATTCATTCAATCCGGCCGAAAGTGCTCCGGCAAGAATATCGTGCATTGAACCTTCTGAGAAATCGGTAATCTCGCTGGCCTGAGCTAGAATTTCCGCTTTATAAAGCTCATAAAATTCTGTTAATGATGTTACTTTTGTTGCCATAAATTCCTTAGAATGTCAGGTCGCCAAACGGGTCAACTGTATTGGAAAATTCACCTGTGCCAACCGCATTAACAACATATTGAACAGTAAAAAGCCCGTCTGACTCTTGCTTAAATCTTACTGTAACCAGCTCACTTACGCGAGAATCTTGCTCAAACTGCTGCTTTATAACCAGCGCAAGCTCTTGCTGCTTGGCAAGGCTCCCCAATTGATTCTGCCATCTTTTAACGCCAACACCGTACAATGGACGGTGAACCAGTGTGCCTGGAACCGTAATTAGCCTATGATACAGTGCTTGCTTGAGATTTTCGATGCCTTTAATAAGCTGGAAATCACTGTTTGGAGCTGGCTTAAAATCGCCCTTTATGAACTCCAGGTCTTCCAGGTATGAATCTTGAATCTGGCTCATTTGATCCTCGTAATAAGCGTGGCCGGATTAACCTCACCAACGCCGCCAACAGGGCCCCCGCCGTTTGCAAACGATCCTGGGGCAACGGTTAAATCACCAGCCTGGATTTGAACATCAGCGTTTAATGTTAATTGGTCATAAAGCCAATCGGCAAATACCTGGCAAATAAGATCAAGTTGTGCGCTATCAAACGCAGCACCGCGAGCCGATTGCATCTTTGCCTTAAGGTCATTTTTTATGACTGTAGTATTTAAAGCCATATTATTTCTCCGTAAAAGACAAATCAGATAGGATGACTTCATCATCAATTGGGCTTGCCTTTAGTGTATCATACTCAGACTTTCTAGCTAGATAGTCAGAGTTATTTATCGGAACAGTAACAAGGTATCCAAACGAATCAATATGCTGATGAACAGCATCATCATTTGCGTGAACGGATAAACTGCTTAAAAGTGAGCTGGCAAATGCCTTAAAAACCTGACCAAGAACCAAGTTTTCTGTGGGCTCAGTATCACCGCGAGAAAGATTGATCCTAGAATTTGATGTGAGCCAAAACTTTTTTCCGGCCAATGCCCGATTAACCTTGTCTCCATTGGTGGCAGTATTTGGGATTTTATCAATCCGCGAGCTTAGTCTGCGGATCACATAAGCCTGATCGTCGTCGCCCTCTACATTGCAAACGATTACCAAGTCACCTGGAGTGGGGAACTCAAAGTCACCTGACTCTGTGCCAACATTTTCCCAGGTCATAGTGGCAATGATCTTTCTTTGCTCAGGGATTGTTTCCACTTCCACTTTTAGATAAGAGCGATCTTGGGCAAGATAAAGCTTTTTAACCAAACCAAGAATAAGGTAAGTGCGATCATCCCTAAACATTTCTTTTAGTTCGTTAAAGCCCTTCAACTATTCCCCCAATAAACTGCTATCCAGGTCGATAAAGTTAATGAAATCAATCTTCATGGTGAAACCATTGTCCATATCCATTTCAAACATTACTGACTTTACATAAAAAACTGTGTTAATGCGAGAAAGTGAATCGGCCCAAGCGTCTGCAAGCTCTCTTGGGTATCCTCTGCGCAATAGAAAAGCTTTTCTTTGTGCCTTATTGGCATTTGAATCAATCTCTTTAAGCTCTGCCTGGCTCAAGAATATCCTGATAGCACTACCATTTCTCATTTGTGAGAATTTGATCGGTGAAGTGTCTTCATTTCTTTCTTCTGGAACTTCCATTTCATAAGTGGTTAGACTTCCCTCGATCTGCTGTCTTGAAAGCTCCTCAAATATGGATTCACCAATCTTAATCAATTGCTCTTTGTTCGTTATGTCTTTGACCAGGAAAGTGTAAAAGTCTGCATCCTTTGGAGGATCAATCTTTTTACCATCCTTATCCAATTGCGGCACTGTAGTTCTGACGTTTCCAAAATTGGCTATAAACTGCGCGTCCTTCGCCTCTTCTGGTAGCTTCGCTTCTTCAATTCTTTTCTCAAGAGGATTGAATGACTTGACCAGCACGTTAAAATCTTTGGCCCTACCAAGTTTCCTGGTAAAGTTTAAATCCTTGATGTTTCCACCATAGATGAAATGCTTAATGTTTTTCTTTTCGTAAATGTTTTGAGGCTTGGTTATAACGTACTTATCAAGCTCAATGAATCCAACAAAACCAACGCGAGAAACTATGTCTTGCATAATCTCCCAATAAGTTTCTTTTCGCTTTTGATTTTTTACTGATGTTACCGGATTAAAGTCCGGTGCCAATTGCGCAAGTGTAGGCATTGGATTTTCGCCAGTTCTATTATCAACCTTAATATCCTTGGTTGCTAATTGCTCGTTGATTAAGTCCTGGATGATCTGGTCAATTGGCTTTGATAGTGCAATTGGCTCAGTATTGACTCGTTTCTGGTCAATGAATAAAGATGTGTAATCCCTGCCCTCTAGCTGAACCGTTCTTGTCGTGTCATCAAACTTAATTGAAGACTCATCTGCGAATCCGATAAAAACCGTATTATCTGGAGTGGGCTCAATAAGATTGAGGCTATTATCCAGGTTATAAGTCTTCTTTCTGTCTTCCATGCAAATGGTGACAGCGCAAGCTCTCATGCAGCGTGGATCAAATGGAAAAGCCGCATAATCAATTGTTGCCTTAAATGTGTCTGCTTCAGAGTAGTCATTTCTCTCAACGCTTAAGCTCCTGCATGAAACAGGTATATCCTTAACCTCTTGTAGTATTGCGCTACCTGATCCGAAGTCCTCCCAACGAGGCCTAAGAATTACGCCGCCCTGGGGATAATACAAACTCATAGTCTAGGAATCTCCAACAATGAACCAACCGATAGCTCTGTGGTCGTAAGATTGTTGTAATCGTAAATCTTCTTCCAATTGTCAGGTGATCCATAAAACTTAATTGCGATCTTCTGCAAATTGTCGCCAACTACAACCAAGTGTCTTGCCAGTGGTAATTCACTATTTAATTGCGCCACTCGCGCCTTAAGTCTTTGCAACAATGCCGTAAGGCTCGCGCTCTGTCTTATTGCTCCAGTGTAAAACTTTGCCGACTCGTATCTGCCAGTAAGTGCTGCGGTATCATCAAATGCTTTAAATGCCCCAACGGTGCGCTTATATGTGCGAAGCTTATTCTGGGCATATTTAATAAGCCCCTTCGCTCGCGTGACTGATTTTTGAATGTCTTGAACCGTGCTAAGAATCTGGTCAACGAATCCAGTTACAGTTCCAATGGCCCCCGCAACGTCACTTGTTAGCGCGGTGATCTGGTCGCCAATACTGCGAGGAACAGAATCAGGAATATTGCTATTTGTGTCCTGGAATCCAATTGCAGCATCAATAAGGTCTTTGTTAATGGCAAATGGTATCTCTTTTGATCTTTGAAGAAACCTTGCATTTTTTGGAGCGTTAAATCCAATGATGGAAAAGGTAATTGAATACTTAACCTTGCTCAGTCTTTGCATTTCAAAATCAGTTCTTAAGATAATGCAATAGCGATCAAACTCTCCCATGGTAATACGAACCACATTACCACGAATACGAATGGCATCAATCTGCTGCTGAAACTCTGTGGCAATATTCTTAAGCTCTCTGTTTGTGTAACGCTTGTCTTTGAACTCGCCATTGATGGTTATGTCAGTTTCTTCAGGGCCCAAAACGTGCATTGTTGGCTCTGAATAACCGGAATAATACTCCTTCTTAATTCTCTGTGATCCACCGAACTTAAATGGAACCTGGGGCATTAAATTGCCAACCAGGCGAACCCTGTCTCCCTCTGATCCGCTATTCAGGATTTCCTGGATGAGCATACCCTCGGCAAAGTCATTGCCGTCAAAAGGTGGCTCCACCGAAGTCTCAAAAGGATTTCTGATGGTATTCTGTAGGCTATTAACCTTTCCCTGGAATCCGTTTACCAAGCTCATTAGATTGACTTTTGTTGTAAGGCTGCTGTGCCGCTTACAGTCGCGCTAGTCCTATTACGGCTTGATTTCTCAAGTTGATCCTTAATAGTAAATGCAATCCTGTCTGGCTGTAGCACTTCCTTAAAGTTATTGGTCATTTTAACGTCATAATTATTAACCATATTGGAAACTTTTGCATTGTCCACATTGCCATCCTGCAAAGGTGACTGTGCCCTTCCAATAGTTTTCATGAACTCCTCAGTAGCATTTTTCATGCCTTCACCAAAGATATTCTCAGTTCCAAAAAGAGGATCAGAGAAATTACCAGAAAGTAAGTTTTGAACAATCTGGCTGATGTTAAGAATTGCCTGGGCCCACATACCAACAAATCCTGCAATGAATCCACGGATAGCGGCGTATGTGTATAGGAATCCTTCCGCTAATAACTTAAGTCCATAGCTAAATGTTTTGATCTGATCTTTCATAAAATCAAGAACGCTTGTGCCGCCAATGATTGTATAGAATAGTTCTTCCCATCCCTTAATCATGTCTTGAATTGGCATCATGAATACGCCAAATGCTTCTGAAAATCTTTTGGCTATTGATGCGATAGCAACACTGTTTTCTGCAACCCAATCAACAAGCTCAATTTTTGCTCTGGAAAAAGCCCTGGTTAATCCTTGTAATGGAATTAAAAAAGCCGCAACACCAGCAGAGAATTGCAATATTCCAGCTAGTGCTATTTTTATCAATGGCCACAAGAATCTTAAAACAGTTCCAAGGTTTGACATAATCCAGGTAATTCCACCGAATAGCATCTGGAGTGGCTTCATGCTTCCCATAAATGCCTGAAGTGCTTGCATTGCAGGGCCAATAAAAGGCATTTTTGCCAGGAAGTGAACAATCTCTTGAAGGTGCATAAACAACAATGCAACACCGGCCAAGCCTATTGATGATTTAAAATCTTTTGAAAGGTCTGCAATCTGTGAAAGCCCTATGAAAAGCTCTTTGGGATTTTCAATCATTGGCTTTATAAAATCAGAAAACATTTTTACGAGTGTTCTGCCTTTTGTATTTAGCCACTCAATACCAATATTTAAAATTTGAATAAGTGGCGGCAAAATAGCTTCGCCAAGTGGACGCAATACGCTTGTGAATCCCATGAATAAATCACGAACTCTTTGGAATACGCCGGAAAGGGTATTCGCTCTCATTGCCAAAATATCTGAGTTATTGGCAAATTTTGCCATGGCATCATTAAGAATATTAAACCGCTTAGTTGCATCGAGCTGATTAAAGCCCTTAGCGTCTTTGATCTTGGCTTCTTTAAACGGCTCAGGAGCTTCCGTAAGCAATCGACGGAATAAAGTGTCGCCCATACTTGCAGAGCCCTCAATAGAGCGCAATAGCTGGCCCTGAACGTCTGCTGGATTGATACCTAAGTTTGGTGCTGACTTTAAAAGATTTCTTGAAAGCGATCTTGCCGCGCCAAAGTTTTCACCAGCAAGTCCTTTTGGGACTAACATGGCAGAAAGAGTTTTGGTCATATCCAAAAGCTCTGCCGCAGGAATACCAAACTTAATGGCATCCTTGGCAATGTCGTTCATAATGTTTTTTGATGCTGCCATCTTTTCATTAAGTGATCCAATCGAGCCAGTTAAGTGCTCCACGTTTGAATCAATAATCTGAGTAAATGAAAGCTGAGAATCTTTAAACTTGTCTGCTGCTTGAATGGCCGTACCAAGTATTCCAAGAATACCACCACCCGCGCCTGAGAATTGAGTAATAAAACCCATCCCAAGCCTTTGGACGTTATACATTGCCTCATTAACCGAATTTGATAGGGAATCTACTCTGCCTTGTAATTGGTCAGACGCAAGAACCGCCTGACCAACATCAAATCGAAATTCAGATAATACTTTAAAGGCATTAACCGCCATTTTTGCTCCCCGATTCTTCCGCTAAAATTTCATTTAGCCTTTGACAGTATATCTCAAACTGCCAGGGAGTCATAGAATTGATCTCCTCCAGGGACACGTTACTGTAGCGTTTAACCCAGGCTATTGTTCTCCAACGGTCACGAACTCCGGCTCCAATTCGTTTCCCTCGGACTTTGTAATCATGTTAATTGCTTTTAGGCACTCTTGGTATTCGCCAAAACTTAGCAATCCATCAAGATTTTCTTTCTCTGCCATATTTAGCTTTTTAGAACCAACCTGAACAAGCAAAAGCTTCAAAAGCTCTTTTTGAACAAGAACTCCAAGATAAGCCTGATTGTCACTAGCTTTTTTTCCGGCCAACTGTGAAGCCGTTTCAATGTCGCCAATTTTTGGCTCACGGAGATAGATTTCTTTTTTAGTGGATAAAGTAAACTTGTAGCCTTGCATGAAAACCCCTTTTTTTATCATTATCAGGTAGGGGGCACGAAGCCCCCATCCCATTTTAAAACTTAGATACGGATTCGACCAGAAGCTTGGAAGTTCATCGTCTTGGTCACTTTTTCATTCAAGCCAGACTGAGTTTTGTTCAGGCTGAATTGAGCGTCAAAATAAACATAAGATGCACTTGTACCATCAGGATAGTTCTCTGTGGTGATAAATGTATAGTCTGAAACGCCAATGCCATTAAGGTTATTGGTGATTAGAGCATCAATAAAGCTCTCTAATGTATCGTTTTTAACTTCCATATCAAAAGAGCCTGACCATCCTTCGATAGACTGATCCCCTTCTGGTACTGGTGCGCCAACATAGAAAGCACGGCTAAAGCTGCTGTCTTGGTTCACGCTTACATTGGTGATTGTATCAACGACAACCTCTGCGCCATCTTGATACAATTTAAAACTGGCCTGATGACCGCGAATTGAAGCTGCCATTTTATTACTCCTCTGTCACAACGACGGATTCACCGATTTCAGCACGAAGCACGATGAAGCGCATTGAGCTATAGATGCGGCGTTTATAAACGATAAAGAATTTGCCTTGTGCGATAGTATCATCAGAATTTTCTGAATCAATATCGACAATCTTAGCGAGTCCACCCTGAACCTCAGAATCCTTTGGAACGATGCCAAGGTCTTCTTGTTGCTTATCAAAACGCTGGATAGCACCCTTGACGGCAATGCGCTTAGGCTGGCTATTAACATCGTTCTGGTAAACCTTGAGAAAGCGAGCAATGCTGTTAGTTAAATAGTCTGCCATACGACGGCGAAGAACAGTTAACTTTGAGCTGTTTGCAATCTGAGTAACAACACCAGACTTAACTTTGAAACCAATGTCCAAGTCCTGCTCGAATGAAGAAACTCCACCCTGCATAAGCTGGATATACTCGTCACGGGTAAGAAGCTTTTTAAGGCCAATTACACCGAACAGAAGGCCAGCGTTTCCTGCGTAGGCCGGATCAACATTTGGAGAAGTCTGAGAAAGAATTGAGGCATACCATGAGGCTGGTGAAGTGTAAGTCGCAACACCGTCAACAAGAGTCTGAACCCAATTTGATGCGTAAATAATACGGCCATCAGTGTCGCGTAATAGAGCAACATCAGAAAGATTGTTTGCAACTGAATCATTTTCAAGCTCAGAGCAAATAACCATTTTATCCTGAGTGAGTCCTGCGTGGATTTTCAGGTATGAATTGCGAGTGTCGTTGTACTGATCCAAGAAAAGGATATTTCCCGCGCCTTCAACTGCTGCCTTGGCAATAGCTGTCTCATAATTAATATCAACCAATGCGCCATCAGAACCAGACGCAAGAGCTGTCAGAACCAAGTTAGCTGGCTCCTCTGCTACGCTTAATACGTTAGCATCAACAAGCTTTGAAGCAAGCAAACGCTCGGCTGCATCGGCCATAACCAAGTTATCGTAAATTTCAGTAGGGAAGAACTCAGAAGCTCCAGCATTGTCGTCCTGGATAGTAAGTTTCTTTCCAGAAACAGAACCAGCTTCAACTTTTACTTTGATGTTATTCCCGTAAACGCCTTTGCTCTTAGCTGTAAGAGTTAAAAGGTTTACCGGAGTAGAGCTTACAAGCGTGATGCTTGCTTTAAGTGATCCGGTAGCTTCAACTCGGATGATTTTAAGAGCTGAAAACTTTTTATTCTTTAGTTGCACGTTTCCAATATAAGACGATTTTCCGTACGCCTCATGAAACTGCTTTGTGCTTGATACTCGCTCAAGCGAGTGTGGGCCACGTTGAAACTGACCAACGAGAATAGCTACGCCTGTACCTACTCCCTGGACGCTTGGTGCCGGAGCTGTTTCGTCAATGACAATGCCATCAACTTCAGCGAACTCCAGAGGATTGTTTGTTCTAAAAATACCCATCTTAATGCTCCTTAAACTTCAAAGTTTTCTTCAACTTCATAATCATTCTCATCCGTTTTCACTTCCGATTTGAGAGTGATTTCCACCATTCTCGGCTCAGATTTTTCAATCAGCTTAAAATGATTGACTGTAACATCAACCTTTACTCGCCACTCAGCTCTTTGCGAACCGTCCTCGCCATCCATAAAAGTGTAACCGTTTTGATCGTACCGTGCAATTGCTTCATGGTAATCAATTAACTCAAGGGATAGTCCTGTGGGGGCTCCAGTGTCGATAAATTGCTTATTAAGCACGGCCATTAGTTTATCAAATAACTCGGCTCTTTGGAGCTTATATTCGCACCATAAATCCAACTGGATATTCATATCGTAGTAGCCAACTGAATAAGCTACAACGTCATTTATCGGATTTTCAGGATCGGCTGATCTTTTAAAAATATTAGGAAACGAGTGGGTGAATGTCGGCGTACCTGTTGTAATTATAGTGATGCAAGGCACCTCAAGCTCAACCTTGGCATTGGGCCACTCATCAAAAACGCGATCCTCTACCTCGGGCAAATTTGCCTTAATAAATTCCTGGAGAGTCCGTACTGCCACAAGCAAATCTGGAGTCATTCTTCCATTGCCTTTTTAATCTCTGATCTAACGTCTGACATAATCTGATCCAGGGCATTTGTTAAAACAAATCTTGGCTTCATACCCTCTTCAGCGATCTTGTTTCTAGTATAAGTCGCCAGGGCCCAACACGCATCATTTATCTCAGGCTGCTGCAATACCCTTCTGGCCCACTCTAGCAATGGTGGCATTGGTGGAGTGAATGGCCTTGATCCAAACTCAACAATGCCAGCATAAGGGGCATAGTTGCCCAAAATAGCCTCTTTCTCAGTTACGATCAAATCCCATGATTGAGCATAAAGGCCAGTATCAACTGGACTTGAAGCCACCAAGTTTTTCATATTCATCATCAAAGCATTAACAACGGCTTTCTTGTACGCATCCATGTTTTTATTGGCGTACTTTTCAAGCTCACTAGAAAACCTATCAAGGCTTACGACTTTCATCTATTTCCTTGGTCATTCCATTTGGTTTCATACGCCAAAATAAGTGGCCCACTAAAACACCATTAAAAAAGCCAATACAAAAAACCATGAAAGGCATTTCATAGGAAGCTTTAATTAGAAACGCACTTATTGATGACTCTGTGCCGCCTTTAATTATTGCCCAAACATCATACACAAGAATCAAAATAATTAGGGTAGGGATAACAAAAAAGGTAACTTTTTTAGTAAGCTGTTTCATTAAATTAGTTTGATCTGTCTTTAATGGTTAAAAATCTTTCTTTTTCAAAAGTAAAAATTTCTCCGCTCACTCCTTGAGTAACCACTACGGTCACAGAGGAATCACTTATTTTTTTAAGAAGCAATGATTTTGTAGGCGAGCCCTCAAATGAAAAACTTGAAAGGGTAGTATCTAGAATAGTTATTTCCCCTGGAATAGTTGAAGATAAAACCACTGGAGATGTTTGCCCTGGAAATCTAACTTCAATAGTGCTTCCAGCTTCAATAACAAATGGGTTTACTTTGTACTTGTCTAGCGAGTCTCTCAATCTAAGATTAATGACACCTTTAAAAGTATCTCCTCTATAGACTAAGTATTCTGTAGTTGTGTGGCTCATTATGGCACCTCATCCATTTCAATACTCATTTTAGTTACTTTACCAGAAAAAGACATAGTTGTTTCTTGTGATACTACACTCAGAGTAGTCCCACCGCTTCCAATTAATATGCTTGCAGACTTCTCTAATCGAGCCACTAGCCCTTGTAGTATTTCAGCGGGATTACCTGTGGAGGTTGATACTACCGTAATGATTTCCTCATTGGATTCAGCTATGCCGATTGCCGAAACTGCTCGCACTCCGAAGGTGTATAATAGGCCTTCTTGAAACACAGTCTGACCATCGCCAAGAGTAAACAGTCTAATTTGTGTAGGAGATTCTACTACCGCTGCAACATTAATTTGCACAAAAAGAGCAGCAGGAGTTACAGTACCTAGTGCCACATAAACTCGGTAGCGAGTAGGTGGCTCAGAAGTTCCTGTAGCAGCATTCCAATCTACAGTCATGTCACCATCTGGGCCAGAAACTACAGACACTATTCCGTTAAAAATAGGTTCATTAGTGTCTGGTAGGAAGGGTAAAGATGTTGGGTGTTTTACCCCTCCCGTCACTAACTGGTTTGCTCTTATCTCTCCGAGGGAAGTACCTTGAACACCTCCCTCAAAGAACAATAAATTAGGCATTAGCTATCCTTTAGGCTCGGACGAATATCAACACCAGGAGGACTAAGGAAAGTATATCTCACCAGTGTTCCAACAGTGTTTGAAATTGTTCCAAGAGCTAACCATGTCGCTCCACCATCGTTTGAATATTGAAAGCGAGATGTCTCATTAGTGATGTCATGATCAACCAACTGAACACCACTTAAATCAAATGCCCTGAAGCTAAGAGTTAGGGGCACGGATGATGCGTAAGCTTTTTTGAGTCTGAAGCCGACTCTCGTAGGGATTGCCGAACTAGAGTCGTCGTAAGAGTACTCCCAATTATCCGAAAGCTCCTCTGCTGCCTCATATCCAACCTCTGCGCCGGAAACCTGAAGATGAGAAGAGTGACCGATTGCCTGAGTTTTGAAGCAGATTTTAAATTGAATCTGTGTTGAACCTGCAATTGATAAAGGTTGCCCCTCATCTAGTGAAACCCACCCACCAGAAATTGAACCAAAACCTGAAGTGCGGTAATAAACATCAAGCTCACCAGATGTTGCAATCAATTCCTTAAAGAAGTTTAGAGATTTAACAATTGAGTTTTGCGGTAATGAAACTACTTTTGAAACAATATAAGAGTAATCAAAAAGGCAATCTGAGCGAAGATCAACGGCAATAATCCCACGCTGTCCGGCTGTGGTGGAGGCAATAAATAGCCATCCATTTTGGTTTGTGAAGTTAAGTGGAATGGTTGCTGTTTTTAGTTCATAACTATCACGAGTTGTTGTCTCGTACCAATCCATCCCAAAGTCACCAAAATTTGTAGACATAAGATTATTTTCAATCTTCTTAACAAAGATTCTGAATGCCGTTGTTGTGGCTGTACCACCAAGGAAGATCGCTCTATCAACACTGTCTGCCCATGAAGCAGTGACAGGGACAGGAGGAACAAACTGGTTAAGAGCACCTTGATAATTAAAAGTAGTAAGAGAAGGCCAAGCTAAAGTCTCAGGCGTTAACTCATCAAGTCTTCCGACATACATTTGTGCACCTGTGGCACCGGTAGCAAAGAAGGCGCAAGATTGACCGTTAAGCAATGGGCCATTGATCGGTGAATCAGTCGGCGTTGCGTTTCTTTCTGCGTCAGTCAATAGTAGTGTTCCAGACAGGGCAGGCAGAATGCTAGTTTTATGTAACCATTGTGAATTAGTGTACCCAAAGGCTCTTCCAATCACAACACCTGTTGATGAAGTAACAGCGTTTATTGAAGCACCTCCGGCGGTTAGCGATAACTCAAAATCATTGGCAGTTAAATTGCGAACAAAATATGTGGTGTTAAAAGCAAATGCAGCGGGAAGTACGCCAGAGATAATTTGAATCGGTTCATTTTCTGTATATGGGTGTCCTACTAAGTTAATTTTTGCAGGTGTTCCGTTAATAATATCGACTGTAGTTGTGCTATAGGTAGGAGCAACCGAAGTGTCTCGAACAAAGTATTGATGCTGAGCACTTGCGCCAACGTGAACGTAAAGTTTTTGAGCATCGTAATCAAGAATAGAGGCGGCGGCATCAATTTCTTGATTCAGCTCTTGCATGACGACCGAAGTAGGTCCGGCAGCGGCAGCAATCGAGGCACCGTTGAAAGTAGCAGATAGCTCGAACTGATCTGCTGAAGCGTTACGAACAAAATATTTTGTATTAGCTACAAAGGTTGAAGTTGTCCAAGCAGCACCAACTTGGCTGGTAAAGTAGACTTGATCGTTGTTGTTAAAACCATGCGCAGTGAAGTTAAATTTTACTGGAGTTCCCAGAGTAATAGTCATTGAGCGAGAGTTCATTGTCGATCTGCGGCCAAGCTGATAAACTGCTTTCTGATCGTTACCGGTAGCAAAATCAATTGTCGGCGGTGCTACTTGTGTGAAGTCTGCGCGATCTACTTTATTGACAAGAAGTGTTCCCGATCCACCGACTATAATTGTACCCACAGCGGTCAAATAAATTTTCCACCCTGTAGTGCCTGCATCAACAACTTTCAATGCTCGAATAGTGTGAACAATCGCTGGAGACTGTGGAAGGCGTACGTTAATTCGACCTACATAAGTGCTTGCGCCAGTTGTTGCATTAAACTCATAGCAAAGAATAGGGAGAAGTGCCGTAGGTGAAGCAGTTTGCGTACCCAGCACAAAAATTCTGCTATTGTTTGAAGCGTAAAATGTAACCGCTGGAGTTACAGTTCCGAGAGTGTCCGAAAACACATCAATGAATTTACTTGGCGGTGGCCCGAGAACTGGCTTGGAATCAATTGTTCTTTGTGACACGCGCCCTGCAAGTGTTGTGCGTGTTTGATCGTATGAAGTGCCTGTTGAGGCCAAAAGTTGTAAGTCTAGTAGTTTCATGTTTACCCCTTAATTGCATTATATTACATCTAAAATAATTGTTGTTGTTATAAATAAGTTTTTTGCTTACTTGCTTTCCTTACTTGAACATTGAAATAAACGTATTCCTCTGTGATTGAAATAACTTCATAGAGTAGCCCGTTAATATAATACCAACGCTCTTGATTTTGATTCTCAACTGAGCAATTGATCTGTTTTTCGTTATAAGTCTTTTTTGAAATCATCTTAAGCAATAAGTCGCCTTGTTTTAGATTCCCACCTTCACGAAGTCTTAAGCTATGGGATAAGTCCACTAGGTAGGGAGTGGGTAGGACTTGCTGAGTGGAATCTGTGGGAGTGCCTGATCCTGGCTCATTGCCTGACCATTCTCGCGTGAGGATATAAATAGGGTGCTTGATTGCTCCCAGGTCATCCCTGAGCCCAAGTATTGAATCAACATTTTTTAAAACGTCGTCAACTATTCCCATTACCAACATACCTTAGCAGAACCGCCACGGCCCCCACGGCAATTATTTGGAATATCCAAAAGCTTGGATAATTCGTCGAGCAATCTTGCTAGTTCTTTGTAGGCCAGGTCAATCGTGGCATTTGTATCAAGCTCAATATCGCCAATGCGCTTAACATTGCCGTTCGAGCTTGCTGCCTTAACCCTGGCTTTCTGATCTTCAATTTCTTGAACAAGGGCAAGTGCTCTGTCTTCAATGAATTGATTTAAGCCTTCAAGGCGATCATTTATGATGCTATTGAAGTGAGTCGAACCAGGCTCAATAATTTTTCCGGTATGGCAAAGTGCAAAGATTACCCTGTGCTTGTCTTCTGATGAAAATGCCATTAGCTATCCTTTGGCTTTCTTCCTGGCTTTTTCTTTTCCGTAGCTACTTCTGATACGGCTTCTTTTCCCTTCTTCTTCATTGATAGCCTCCTGGATAAGCATTTTTTCGGCGCGTGTTCTCTCTGCACCGTTTAGAGTGCCAAGTGCAGCCTGTTTTTCAAGAAGTTTTTTCTTAGCTGCTTCTCTGTGACGAGTGTAATTCATATTCCTTCTCCTTTTTAGGGCCCCCAGGGAAAAGGAATAAACCCCAGGGGCATAAAAAGAATGGGCCGAAGCCCATTCAATTAGACCGTAGTAATTACTGAAGCAATCTTCTTATCAGCAGGACTGATTTTAGCGTGGAATGACTTAACAGCATACCACTCGTTACCAGTTACAATGATCTGGCGAGCGAGAATATCCTTATCAGAGTCCATTTCCATTTCTTGCTTGCGCATAATTCCGTAAGCGTTTTCCTTACAGATAAGAGCGCGGTAAGCATCCGTTGAAGCAATGTCAGCAACCTGAGTCATGGTATCAACAGAAACAATCGCCATGCCAAGAAGACGGCCTTCAAAGCCATCAACGAGATACATAGGATCGTTAGCATCAGCCTTCAAGAATCCTGAAGTAGGATCAGTCATCAAGCTAAGAGACTGAAGTGAGTGCATGAAGCAAACAACAGAATCCTTATGCTTGTCACCGAAAGCGGCAACTTTACCGCGAAGAAGAGTGCGAACATTCATAGTATCAGTCGCCAATGTCGCTGTGTAACCATTTGTGTGGTTAAGCGGATTGTCGATTTCAGCAAGAAGCTTTTGGTCAACTTTCTCAGCGTGAACGCGAGCGATCTGGCGTTGAGCTTCTGCCATAATCTGATCCATAGATGCAGCAGACTTTTTGAAAGACTTTTTGGTGAAGCCAACTGCCTTACCAACTTCAAACACTGTCGCACTGAAGCTGTCGTCGGACATATTATCCACTGTTAGAGCTGCGTTTTCTGCTGGCTCCTCGGCGGCACCAATTGCCTTGAAATAAGGGAAATTGACTGTTAGACCAGAGCCTTCCGCTTTGAGCTGGTCGTTACGGAGCGCGAACGCACCGAAAACAAGCATACGGTCAAAGTAGGCTTGAATATGATCTGACCAGACTTTTGGTTCAAAGACGTAGTCACTGGCTTCTGTTACTCCTGCAAATGGCATAAAATCTCCTAAAATAAATTAAAGTTTTGCGTTACTCATCAGCTCGTTATAAAGCTCTTTGTTTTCCTGGAACAGCTTTGATCTGGCCATGATTCCCATTTTGTTAAACTCTTCCTGACTAATCTTTTTAGAACCGTCAGCAGGTTTTTTCTGGTCATCTTTGGTCGTCGTGCTATTCGCAGGGCCCTTAGAACTTACGCTTTGGACTTTTACGCCAGAAATAATCTCAGCAAGCTGCTCCTCAGACATTTCTTGTCCTTCTTCAAGTGCTTCGAGGGCTTTACCCATCTTGAACTCAAAGAACTCGTAATTATCCATTCCAATACCATTTTCCAGTGCTAACTGAAGCATGGCATTTCTGACCTCTAGGGTTTGATTGACTTGAGATACGCGCTGGAGCTTTTCACCTGGATCAGCCTGGTCGTCATCTTCTTCGCCAAAAATACCCTTAAGACCACCTTCAATCTTCGCAAGTCGCTCAGAAAGAGTTTTGTTCTGAGTGCGATACTTACCAGCCTCGCCTCTCAAATCCTTAAGCTCTTTTTGTGCCCACTCAGGAAGCGCATTAACGTCATTGCTACCAGAGCCCTGACCTTTCTGCTCATTATCATTTGGCTTAGAGTCGCCTGTACCCTCACCAGAACCACCGCCGCCTGTGCCGTGATCTGTAGCCTCATTCATTAAAAAATACTTACGAAAAAACATTCCTTTCCCCTTTGTTATCGTATCGTTTCAAAATGCTATCACAACGAAAGTTTATTGCAAGATGAGAGTTTTGGTGGATCCATTATTGCAAACTGCAACGATTCGAACTAGAAAAGCTCGAGCTTTTGCAATTTTATTCCCATGAGGAACGGTATGGAATCATGATGGATCGGTCATTTGGGCGATCTGGAGGGGTCATAAATTCACGGACTATGATCTTGCTGCCCTGCTTAAACGAGTATTTAAACGGCTTATCAATATCCACAATCAGGTTTTTCCCTGCTGCCTGGATAGAGTCCTCACCCGTCCTGGAGTCCATTGGGTGATAAAGGGTCTTTTTCAGGTCTGGGAAGTAATCGGTCTGAATTGACTGAAATCCTCTGAATTTAGCCGTATTGTAAAGCCCATGAAGCTCAGTTCGAACTATCCTGGCAAGAACCCACTCCTCGGCATTAAACACCATTTCCATATCACTGACGGCTTGGCTCCAGGTCTTTTGCTGCAATAGTGCCTGGGATAGCTCGCGCTCAAAGCCTGATCTTAGATTGGCGTTATAGGCATCCAGGCTTGATTGATAATTGTTAAAAAGGAACGTATCTGGATCAACCGATGCCACAACAGCATCAACATTGATTGCCGGATTAACACCGGAAAACTTCTTTTCCAGCTCATTCATTTCCCGCGCAGAATCCTCTGATCCTTGGTCACGAACCATATCAGTACCAAAACGGGATTCTTCCTTTGCTCTTTTTTCAAGAATCAGGATCATATCCTCTACCTGTGCCATTGCTGATCTAAGTCTGGCCTCTGTAAAGGTATTGTCCGGCGTGGTTAATAGGCGAAAAGTTAGCTCGCTCCTGGCTTGCTTATAGAGCTTTAACATACGTCTGGCCTGAGACATTTCTATGCCTTCAATTCTGGACGCATTACGCTCCAGGATTCTCATGCCATCAATATCGTTAAAAAAGCTCATATATCAAATTTCATTTGCCCTGGATTATCTATTTTTTTTCTTTTCTTAGATAGAAACTTTATTGCCTTTTCTTCTTTTGTGAATCTTTTTGTCTTTATAAGGCTTTCATAAGAACGAATGGTATCCCTAGTTTTCTTTTGACCAACTTTAGAGAATACGCTTAAAAAGTCTTTTGGCTTAATTCCACCGGAGTTTTTTAATGCCTGTGCAACGTGCTTTAGTTTTGACTTTTTTCTAAATAAAACAAATGAGGCACTTGTTGTTGCTGTGGCCACTGCGCCACTTAATGCAAGTTTTTGCTCATCATTCAGCTTCTTGCTTAATAGTCCGTGCGCTCCCATAGCTGCCAAAGCACCACCACCAGCAAGCCCAAGCGATAAAACGCCAAAACCTCTTTTTGCCAAAACCTTTCCGGTAATAGCAAATTTGGCGGCAACCTTTATTTGCTCATCAATAATTTGGGGTGGAACTCCCGCCCTTCTGAGTAGCTTGACTGATCCTCTGATATTGGCTGATCTGCCATATGCTTTCCATGAGTCCTTAACCATTTTTCCGGCCTGGTATCCAGAAAACGCCGATACGCCAAAACCAGCACCAACGGCAATTGTGTTTGATACAGGCTTTTTAAAAGATGCTGGCTTTTCTTGTCCTGATGAAGCTTTGCGCTTCATTGGAATGATACGGCCATTCACTCTCCTGAATACTAAATCGCTCATTTGTCTCGCCCTTTACTTGCCATGCCTATTCCGGCAAGTAGTAACCCTGATGATATAATTAACGGATTTGGCTTGTATGCACCCTTTATTCCAAGGGCAACGAATGATCTGTTTTTAGGATTGATCTGGGTCATCCCTTTAACAAATGCGCCTCTTTTAATTACTTTTTTAGCCGACGCATAGTTAATCTCTCTTCCATGTGCAAAAAACTTTGAGTTTTCTTTTTTCATGAATCTCAATGCTTCATTGCTTATAACTGTGCCGGATATGTTTTTTCTTTTTTTGCTAATTGCGTTTGCTTGTACCGTTGCAAAAAGCTTTTTTCCCCAACCCTTATTTGATTTGGTGAAAAGGTTTGAAGCATACATAACGTGTTCACCACCAACACTGTTTTTTCTTGTTATAGCAAAAGCTCTTGGTAGAAATCTTTTTTTGTCTGAAACGCTTACCAGGCTAATTCCTGGGCCCCTGAAAACCTTGGCTGAAAATGTTTTTGCATTAAAGCCTTTTGATGTGGCCCCATAAGTAGCGATTGCAGCACCGGACGCAACTTGCGCCTTATTTGCGCCGTTATCCTTTTTTCGAATCGGCACAATCCTACCCTTAATACGAACAAATTTAACTTCGCTCACTTTTTCTTAGTACCTTTCAATGAGGACTTATATTTTTTGTATGCCACTGGCTTTTCTCTTTTGAAGTCTCTTTCCATCTGATCCCTGTCTGCGTTAGCAACTTCTTGCTTTGTCTTTACTCTCATTGATCCAAGGCCAAGTCCTAGTAGTCCACCAATTACGGCCCCACTAGCACTAAACTTACTTCCAAGCTTCTTTGATCCAACAATGGCACCCGTAGCGGCTCCGGCCAAGACACCAGTGACTTGGTTCTTTGTCTTTGGCTTCATATTAGATGCTTTTTGAGCTAGTTTTTTATCTGAAACGTGTCGCTTGTCTGCATTGCCATCTTTCTTTTCACGGATAGGAATAACTTTCCCACCCTTACGAATAAATTTCATTTTTGGCTTTTCCATGTAATCCCCTTAAAAGAATGTGCTAAATCGCTGTTGGCTGTTAATCATCTGTTGTTCTGCTTCTAGGTCTTCAACGCCAAAATCAAGCCCTTTTGCTTGTAGCCACTTCAATGCAGAATAACGTGAAACAATGTTATTATTTGCCGCCTGTACTGCGAGCATAAGAGTCTGCTGCATATCCTGGATGGTCATTTCAAAGATTGGTGGCCATTGAGCTGATACGTCAAGGGAGTCAGGCATCCACCCTTCTGGGGTCATGTAAACAGTTTGGTAGCCCTGCTGGGTGTAAGCCAGGATAATGGCGACCATCTTTTGAGATAGTGCAACCATTCCCTTTTCAACCCATGGGCGAAGCTCATTGATAAGCTCGGTCATGGGCCCGTGCATGACTTCCATTGCTTTGCCTGACTGAGCACTTGCAACCATCTTTTCAGGATCAAGTAGGACGATTCTGGCTGCGTGTTGAGCAAGCTTAAGAAGATCGTCAGAAACATTTTTACCTGTCTCAACTCCTGATCCACCAACTTCAAGGAACTCGGCTTTTCCATCACGTCCCATCATCCATGCGCGTGAAGATGATTTAATAAGATTCTCAACCTCGTCCTCAGTCATTCCGGTAATGGCCAATTGAGGCTCCATTCCGTATCCTGCTGCTGAGTATCGCTGAGAAATGTTATAGTTTAAGGCATCAATGAATCCTTGAATCTGGCATACCATTGGATCATCTGATCCATCTGCACCGTGAAGATTCTCGCCCCACCGGAACCATTCACCCTGGACGAATCCAAGGCCATGGTCGGCTTTTTCTATTACTTCAAATTCAGGCTCGGCTTGCGAGTCTGGATTGTATTCTGGATTGTCATAAAGAATATCTGACTGCTTATTCAGCTCAAGCTTGAACCATCTGCAAATTTTCTTTCCTGTGCCTGGGTCAAGATCATCTGTTTCATAAACGTATTTAATCTCAATTGACTCAAGATTGTTTGCAGCATCAAAGCTTGGATAGCAATAGTTTGGATTATAGACTTCCAAGCGCAAAAAACCGTCCACCATTTTCACTCGACAAAATGCGCTGGTATAGCTAACAAGTAGCTTTCCTACTTCGAGCATCTTTGATTGGAAGTGAACCGATTTCTGCACAACGTCCAGGAAGAACTCGGTTTGAGGGTCATCAGATACCTGGAATTTTGGAAAAGAAGATTTGCCACAGAGCTTAGTGCCTACCCTGTCTTGGAAAATCTTTGCGAAGGGGAAAATGATAGACGGCTTGCGCTTGTGTAGGGGGATAAAATCCTCACAAGAGTCTTTCCATTCTGCTAAGTGGTCGTATTGAACCGAATGAATATAGTTATAAACCTTGTCTAGCTTGCTAGAGCGATTTCTGGCCTTAGATGATCCTGGCTGAATTACGCCAAGGATATTATTGGCGCGTTTCTCTGATCGGGATTTCCCGAAAAAAGTCCTTTCTCCAATATTGTACTGTTTGCCCTTGCCATTCATTCTTTAGTCCTTATTGGAATTATCTTACCATTTTTCCTGATAAAGCGAATACCCTTAGCGCGATCATTTATGCGCTGGTCTATTGAGCTTGCTGTTTTTTCAGGAAGCTTATGGGGATAAAGCTTATATTGATTTTTGCCTGTTTGTTTGAATTTGTAACCAGACTTTAATAGTTGGTTGATCTTTCTCAGGGCTTTTGGGCTCTGGCCCTCAATGACTGCCTTTTCACTCATGACTGTTGACTTGCCCACCAAGTCCTTAACCTTTGTGTTCCAATAGCCTTCAACGCCAAGGATTTCTTTTCCTGCGTCTGTTAGCTTTGTTACTCTGGTCTTATTAAGAGCTGCACCAGTATCAATGACAGTGCCATCTATTATATTACCGTTATGAATATCAAGATTAAGGCCCTCATTTTTAAATACCTTTTCACCTTCTCTGATTATCCACCCTGAAGGCTCGTCCCTTTTATTTGTAATGTATTTCTGAAGCAAACCACGCTTGGATTTAGATAGCCGGATAATATTAGTCTCGGTCATTGGTATGCCGTAATTAGGGGCATTGTCAGCAATCGCCTTGGCAACTGCGAGCTTGTCCTTTACCTCTGGGTAGCGTTTCATTAACGCCTTGCTTGCCTCAGTTCCTTTTGTGCCCTTTGGAACCTTGATAACAAAATCCTGGGCTGGCATACGCATAAAGGCTCTTGAGTCAACGCCTTCACCAATTTTAAATAGCCATTCTTTTGGGTTTTTATTTCTTTTTTCAAAGAAGCTAACAACTTTTTTTGCGTTTTTCTTTCCATCTGGATCATTAAGGATCATTTCTGCCAGCTTACTTTGAGACTTGGTAGCAACTTCCAATCCTTTCCGGATAGGAACAATTTTGCCTCCAATCTTTCTGAAAACGTACCTGGAGAGTTTTACGCTCATTAGTCCTCGGTAATTTCTTTAATTTCTTGAGCAATTTCTTTTGCAGTATCGGCAATCGGCTTAGTGGCTGCTCTTGTAAGATCAACGGCAACCTCTAGTGGAGCTGTTGCAATCTCAGTCACATCAGAAACTAATCCACCAATGCTTTTAATTAATCCAAACATAAATCTCCTTTTTAAAACGCCAAGTCCTTAATCCCTTCAAGATGCTGTGCATATTCTAGGAATTTAGATTGATTGAATTGAACTTGGTATTTGTGCCAATCACCTGAACTCATCTTGTAGGCATATTCAGCTTTTCCGCGCTCGAACTTAATTACCTCAATCGGGGAGATTCCCATAAGCCTGAGATATGCGCAAAACTTTATATTCTTTGATTTCTGTAATTCAGTGCTCATAATGCTCCCACCTTGTACTTATTGTTGACCAATCCCCATAGCATTTCAAGGGAATCTGGCCCGTCATCATGCGTACCCTTTGGAAAGTCATAAAGCTGGTTCATGAACTCCTGGGATAAGTTTCTGTTGAACAGGATTAGTCCATGTGCCACTTTGGGCTCAATTGAGTATATCCGTTTTTCCTTGTTCTCAGTCAGATAGATTTCATAAAACTTAATCTGGATCATTTTCTTAAGCTCTTGCTCAATTCTTTTTCTTTCTTTGAGAATGTTATCCAGTAGTAATTCGCGGAATAAGTTTGTTTCCACCCCAAACTTAAAGTAATTAAGCCGAGCGTGTAAGTCGAATATTTCCCTGATGAAAACACTAGGCGCAACCCGCTTAAGATAAGCTTCATGAACAAATAGCCGATTCCTCTGATCTGCATAACCCGATAAGATTGATGTGAAGTCAGGCTTCTTATTTGATGTGACTTTTCGCTGGCCAGTAGAAGGGTCAATCGTCCCGTATGCCGTGAGCATATTCCAAGGGATAAGCGTGTTAGTTTTTTCAATGAACAATCCCTTTTCTTGCTCTTGATACCACCAAATATTTTCAGGGGCGAAAACCTTTTCCTCATCACTCATTGGAGAGTTTTGTTTTTCCTTCATAAATGACCGGATACCAGTTTCGATGATTTCTTCCTGGAGAGCATAATAAGGCTCTTTTTCTGGCCATAAAACTTCTGTGCCTTTTAGCATTTCAGCTTCATTTTGCATGAAATATGCTTTGGCATTTATGATCCTGTCACCATCATCCAGGTTACAATAAATGCCTTTCCATTTGTCCCATAGGTCTTTTCGTTGTGACCATGATTCGATTGCTCGATATTCTGCGGATTGATACCTGGGATTGTTGATTAGCTTTACCAGCAATGATTCGCGGTGAAGAACAGTGCCAACCAGCTCAATGTTTGTTTGTTCATCACCGATTTTGGAAATAACATCATTGTACCAATTGAGCTGCTTTTCTCTGAGCATTTCACTTTCAACTTCTTCAGAGTGTTCAATATCATCCAGAATGATTTTCGTTGGTCGAACGTCACCAAACCGGATTCCTCGCATTTCCGTACCAGAGCCAAGCGCAAGAATACGGCATGGATGATCTGCATTGTGAGCAACAAAATCTGTCGAACCAATTTTTCTGCTTGGTATAAAGTTACCGAAAGCAGAAATAAGATCATCATTGCCAATGAACTCGGATTGTATGTCTTTGACTTTTTGTACTGCCTGAGCGTCGGTGTTAGATATGATGACAATGAACTTCTCCAATCGGTAGCAAACGTCATGGATCGGCTTAATAAGAACTTTATTCGTACTCTTGGCGTATCCGCGAGGTGCGGCTGAAGCCCGACGAATAGCTCTCTCGCCAAATTTGTACTGAGCAAACGTATCTCGATGAAAGCGATTGAAAGCGTGTCGGCAATAATGCGGAAAAAAAGTGATAGCGAATAGCTGAATATCCGTAGCACACCGATGAATAAGTGCTTCCATAAAAGCATCATAGTCATTTTGTAAGTTTTGCAAGAGCCGCGAGAACTCTTCCTGGGGCAAGTTTCTTAGACTCTCCACCAGCTCCATTTTCAGATTCATCGTATCCACCGGATAATTTAATTAGCATATCTAACGCTTTAAGTCGGTCAGACCGCTTGAAGCTAAATGATTTTGATTTGGAGTAGCCATCTTTGCCATGTGATTCTGAGCGCGAGTAGGAAACGCCATCCAGGAGCCCAAGATTTGCGTCAGGCTTGATTTCAAGGTGCCCCCCTTCGCTTACCTGGACTAATTCCTCCATGCCGTCAAAAGCGATTTTAACCAGCAAATCAGTCGCTTTGTTTAAATCGAATTTGTGTAGTTCGTTGACTCGTTGCTTTTGTTTATCGAGGTGGGACTGGATATACGCAGCTATCCTAGGTTTTGCTAGGAGCGCAATAGCATGAACTCCAGCAGCCTTTTCAGACATTTTGTACCCTGCATCTAGTACGGCGCGCGTACCATTACCACCGTTCATGATGTAGTGCTCGCAGAATTGAATTTGTCGGGCGTTTAAGCCGTCTAGTGGGTTCATATATCCATCCTAACATATTTTGTATGGCCAGAATACCATCCGTAGCACCCCGACCATAAAATCAATTTTAGGGCATAATAGAACCATGAGGCAAACAATCTTAGCTTTGGTCTTGGCTCAGTTCTTGTTCTACCAGGATGAGCTGCCAATTGTGCAGGACGACGATCCTGAGCCCCAGCATCTTTCATGGGAACTTGGTGAGCCTGATAATCAGGTTGAAACTGAGGTAATATACGAACCAGCAAGCGAAGATTAGCGGTTACCTGGTTACCAGGCTAGTTACCACCTGGTAACCGCGCTATGTCATTGATTTTGTTCTTATTATTATTATTAGTTACCAAGTTACCAGATAATAATAATAAGACCCCAGGCGAGGAGGAGGAGGAGGAGAATCAAAATATAAGGGGGTAGGGGGGGTGTACCCTGTTTTTCTGGTAACCTGGTAACTTTTCCGAAAAAGTCAATGATCTCAAATAGATGGACGATTACCAACTGGTAACTTGGCTTGGTAACTGGTAACCAAACTCACTCAAAAAGGTCGTCTGACCGTTTTCTGAGGGTGTCGATGATGTAAACCAGCTCCATGTGGGTCAGGTCGTCACCAATAAAAGTGTTGAGGGATTCTGGCGAGTCGTAGAAGGCAATGACGAATTTTGTTGATCCGGCGAGCTTTTCCAGCATTTCTTCCGGCGTTAATTCTTTTGGTCTAAATGGTAAAAGTTTATCGTCCATGACTAATTATGGCATAAAAAAAGGGCTTTTTAAGCCCTTTTCCAATGTTCTTTTGCTATTGAGTAATGACTTTTTTTACCCGTTTTGGGTTTCTTTTTTGGCTCAAAATCATCATCAATAAGCCCTTTTCTTTTGAGTTCATCAAACACAAGTTTGTTAATAATATATGAAACTGAGACATTTTCATCGTCTGCCAGTTTGCACAATTTTGAGTAAACAATTGGATTGGTAATCATTTTAAACCTCCGGCATTTTGATAATTATTCCCTTGGTCGCCGATCCGGCGTTATAGCCTTTTATCTTCATATTCTTTCTCGGCTCAATGCAATATTCCTTATCCCTGGTTAGGATTCTGGCGTAGTCGCTCCACTTGGGAACGATCTTTTTGAGCTTGGAGCTATTGGATGCCAGGAATAGGCGTTTGCTATCAATTACCCTGATTCCTAGTGAAGATAATAGGGCGGTAAATTGGCATGAATTACCATCCCCATATTCCGGTTTGGATTGATTGACCATAACCTGTTCAATGATCCTGGCGAGTGTCTTATTCTCACGAATATCAGGGTTACAGTTCATTATGTCGTGGTAACAAGATTCTGAGTCCTGGGATTGGTTTGATTCCATGTAATCGGATTGGATCAATCCATAGGTTTCTACAACGCTATCCAATTCTGCTGTTGTGATCGGCTTTCTGGATGAATATACCCAAAAGCAAGCCACGGCTGCGGATAGCTGATCTGCGAGGCGTGATTCCATCCGGTAATGGTCGCGGAAATGCCTTTTGCAAATATTGATGCTGGATAGGATGCTTGGGATAGCATTAAAAGCTGTGGTGAATAGGTTTGCCTTATCTTTTGAGATTAGGCTGAAAACGGTGGAGAGTTCATCAAACTGCTCTGCGGTCTGATTCTTTGGTGGTGTGATTTCCACCACGAAGAATCTGGAAGCGTCTGCTGAGTTAAAATTCACGGTCTGGATTGATCCCATGAGGAATAGGCATTGGGTGTTGGTTCGGATTGCATCACCGTGAGCTGATCCTCTTAGGACTTTGGCTTCACTGTTTGTGCTCATTTGTCGTGCGAGTTCCATGATTCCATCAATACGGCCAGAATCCGGCTCAGACTCATCAAAACAAATTGCGCGAGCATTGTTCTTTAGTTCCTGGCGAATCCCTGCGGCGGTCGCGTTCATGGTTAGAAGGGAGTTTGGAACCAATTGGCTGCACCACTTAACGATTTCAGACTTTCCGTTTCCTCGCTGTCCTGTGAGCCATAGGTGAAAACGCCAAGGTAATACTGAGAAGATTTGTGCTTGGATGATCCACGCCGAAAGATAAAGGTAATCCTTTGGGTTTTTGTAATGGATATTCATGAATCCGGTTAATAGGTAATCCAGCTCATCTTGATCTAATTCTCTTGAAAGAGCGTGTTCTGATTTGACCAATTTTTGGTAATGGTACTGAGAGATTGGATTAACCTTTGGCAGTATTTCCTGGCCATTGTTTACGATGAAGTGTGAGCCATCTTCCCAAACGCCGATTCCACGAACTTTCTCAGGATTGAATAATCCGGCCTGACGGCACTGATCCATCAATTTGCTGGCCACTTCTTTCCAGGGAACTATGACGTTATCACTCTCCTCATCTTTTATGCCGTAGGTTTTTTTCCACCATTCAACGGGAATTAGCTGGAGCATATTTAGTACGTTACTGTGACCGGATGCTGATATTCTGATAATTTGGTTATTATCCGATGAAGAGTAATAATACTCTGATTCCATGTATCCGAGGCAATGAAGCTCAGTGAAGTCTAGGCGATCAATTGCCAATTGTTCACGGAGTTTATCAATTCCCTCGAATTGGTGAAGGTCATTGAAGTCACTCCAGGCATCGTTCTTTATGCCGAATTGAGGAACCCTGATAACTATGTTGGCGTTTTGCTTTTGTGCCTGACGGGCATATTTTTCCCCCACGCCGTTTTTGTCGCGGTCGGCGCAAATGACGATCCGGCAATCCGGCTTGATCTTTCTTAGTTCTTTAATCGCCTTGGGTATGTTTCCGGCGTTAAAAACGCAAACGGATTGATTTGCCGGAAATGCCATCTGGATACTGGCGGCGGTGGCAAAGCCTTCTGAAACATAAATGACTTCTGAATCAACCTTAGTCAGTGGGCAAAAACCGTATTCAATCTCAATTCCACTTGAAAAACGCTTTTCAAACTTTCCGGTTAATTCATTTTTGAATATGCGCTGGACTCCAACGAACCCACTTGAGTTATAAACGGGTATGAGTAGGACTTCATTCTGGTCAACTCTTGAGATATAGCTATCTGTTACGCCTTTATAATCCAGGTAAGGATGAAGCTTTCCGGCGGTGGCACGGGCAAAAATGGGCTTCCACTTCTCGCGGCACTCTTTATGCTTGCGCTGCTTTTCCATTTCCAATTTGGCATTGGACTCCTGGACGTGCTTTTTATAGTTCTTGATGAAATTACGGTCTTTATTGAGGCTGGTATCCCATGAATTTATGGTGTGCTGGTCGCCTTGTCTCCAAGAGCCGTAATTGATCTGGGAATATGAATTGCCCTTGTATTCCCATGTGTGCCCAACGTACCAAACATGGTCTTTATCCCCTGATCGGTGGATTTTACCATCCAGTGTTAATGCGGTAATTTTTTCAGCATATCTGCTGTTGATTTCTTGAATAGCATTTTCTATTATCATCGTGACTCCATTGGTCTGGGGTTTTTAAGGGTCAGTTTAAAGTAACATTTAATCTGGCCCTTATTTGTTTTGAAACATCTTCTTTATCCCTGCACAAAATGTAAAGCACTCCCATTGAATGACAGAAAGCTTGCCATGCTTTTTGTTCTTTTGATTGCTTTGCATTACCAGTTTTAAATTCAATCTCTATGATTAGCGTATATTCCGAAAGTGGAAGCCATCCCCAAGCATCTGCCATTCCAGGCTGATTGATCTTTATTGGCGTGTTGTTTGCCGTATAAAAAAGCCCAACGTGACGCTGGAAAATTCTTATCTTTGGAAATTTCTGTTGGGTGAATAGGATTGTTTCTTGAAGCAATCTCTGGTGTTCAGCGTATTTATTCATGGTCGTGTGGATTTACAAAAAAGTGGATATGAAAAAACGGTGTTTCGATTAAAAATTCAAGGTTAGACCATAGAATAAAATCAATCCTAAAAATAGGTGGAGCGATTTTAAGTGCCAGGTCTGCTTTTACGCAATAACCGAAAAAATGCCTGTGTGCCATTATGCCAATTGCTATGAGTGGTTTAATCATTCCGATTCCTTTATTCGCCACTATGGGCGGGTGTTAAAATAAAACTTCTCTTTCGGCATCTTCTTTTATTTGCGCTTTGGCGTCCTCAAGAATACCTATCAACTCATCGGTTATTTCTTTTGTCCAGTTCATACCAAACTGATCGTCGAGTGCCCTACCAAGCTTCTCAATGACACTTATCTTTGTGTCAATGGTAAGCTCCGGCGCTCTAAATATCTCCATTATTTCCTTCACACTTCCTCCTTAACTAATTCTTTATGCTTGGATAAAAATTCTCTGGCGTGGCGACCGGCCACAAATCCTTTGTGAGAGTCTCTAAAAACATCTTCATGATCGTCGGCTAACATGGAGCTACACCGATTGCTTGTCTCGGCAGACCAATGATCTTTTTCACCATAAAACTCCGCCATATTTTTTGCATCCTTCACAAGGGCGCGTAGCTTGGTGAGTTCTTCTAGCTCTCCCCGAACTATTGCTGCTTTTTGCTTATACAGATCATCGTGAGACTGCTTATAGTGAACCAACAGATCATTTACCTGTGAGATGATAGGTTCTTTTTTAAAATCTTCGATGTTACTAATCGCGCTCATTCTTTCTCCTTATTTGCTTTGACTACGATTAAACACCATAAGCCGACCGTTAGCACCACAGGAGGAAGAAGAACTATCCAATCAGTAGGTAGTCT